CAATTCATATTCAGGAACCACTAATTTAGGTAAAGGCATAATTACTCCAATGTAATAATATCAATGAAATTATTTAGGCAAGAATTTTTACTTTACCGTACCATCCTTTCCAGATGTAACCACTGTAGTCGAAGCAGTTGCTCCAGATGCGGTTGCTCCAGATGCAGCAGCAGATCCAAGGAGACCAGATGCAGTTACAGCGGCCGCAGTTCCAATACTATCAACAACTTCAACTGCTCCAGTATTTTTGGGTTGATAGAATCTATATCTTTCATAATAGAATGATACTTCCATACTCAGAGTTCCTGCTGTTCCATTGGTCAATTGTACATTACTGATATTAAATGGATATACATTTGAAAGCGCCCACACGCCAGTTGCTTGATTCCATTTAACCGTGTTCTTAGTTCTTGCATCAGCAGTGGGAGTAACAACAGAAATACTATCGGTAGTAGGTATCACACCTCCTCTATCATACTTAACAATATCCATAAAATCGCAAACGGAATCTTGATACCATGAAACTCTATTGCTAGAATCTTCGGTGATGTAATTCATCCACCTCTCAAAGAACATTCTAGTTTCCAATGCTCTAGGTAAGGTAAAATTGATGCTAATTTCACTAAAAGTTGTTCCAGTTGGATATCTATACAAAGATCCAACTGTTTTTGCATCTCCAGTAGTTAACTGACGACTTGGAATAGTAACGTCATTAGCATAATAAGACAACATTCTTGATTCATCGGATCCAGGTCCACCAAAACTATTACCTGTTGTATCAGAATTATTACCACTAAAGAAATTATTAAAATACCCACCTGGTACTCTTGCCAAGCAAGGTGGAATAGTTCTAAATCTAACCCAATAGAGGTTATTATAGGAAGGAGGTCTTCTACTTACAAAAGCTTTGAATCCTTGGAAACTATTTGCACCAGAACCGTATGTTGCTTTAAATGCCATTCCGTATATCTCTATAAATAGAAGTACTGATTCAGAATTATTTATGGCTTATAGTGGTCGTTTCACACCGACTAATGTATATAAGTATAAGGGTGACGTAAAGAATATTATTTTTAGATCTTCATGGGAATTAAAATTCATGAAGTATTGTGATGTAAATGATAATATTTTAGAATGGGGTAGTGAAGAATTATTCATACCATACATTTCTCCTGTTGATGGAAAAAAACATCGTTATTTTCCAGACTTTTATATAAAAGTAAAGGATAGGTCAGGAAAAACAAAAAAGTATCTTGTTGAAGTTAAACCCCAATATCAAACTCAGGAACCAAAAACCAAAAAAAGAGTTACCAAACAATATATTAATGAGGTGATTACATATTCAGTGAACCAAGCAAAATGGAAAGCTGCTGAAGAATTTTGTAAGGATCAATTGTGGGAATTTATAATTTTAACAGAAAACGAATTGAAGATCTAATATGTCCACAACAAACACACCGCCACCATCATACAGATATCCAAAGATACCACCAGTAGGAACGGCGGAATCTGCTGGATTGAAAGGACTCGGAGCTTATTTTAATGCTGGTGGTGAAGGTCTTACACCTTGGGTTGACTATATTCGATTTATGGCATATAGACCCGTATACAATGGAGGAGCGATTTTAGAATCGGTCCGAAATGCTGAAATGTCAACTAAACAGGGAGCTAGAGGATTAACCACAGAAGAATTTGGATCTGTGTATCTATATGTCCCATCGAATATTGGAATTAATTATGCTGCAAGTTATTCTAATACCAAGTTTGGAGTTGGTGGATTAGCAGCTGCTCAAATGTTAGGATCTACTGGTAGTAAAGAAATTGCAGAAACTCTAAAAAATGCTGCTGGTGGAGCAACACCAGAATTTGGGTTTAATGCTGTTGCAGAAGCATCAAATAATTTAGCAAGAGTATTAGGAACAGAAGGAAATGTAACTGGAAGTCAGTTGGCAGCAGTAACAGAGGGAAGAGTTTTTAATCCATATGAAGAATTGATCTTTGATAGTGTTTCATTCAGGGCGCATAGTTTCAACTGGAAACTAATAGCAAGAGATAAAAACGAAGCAGAAGATATCAGTAATATAGTTAAATTCTTTAAAAAGGTCATGTTACCGACTTATGATAGTAACATTGGAAAAACTGATGGTTCAGCACCTCCCACAAAAACACCAGCATCGCCAACATTAGGATCCAACTTAGGAACACCTTTCCAATCAACAGGAAGATATTTACAAGTCCCATCAAGAGTAAGAGTGCAGTTTTTAAGAGTATATAGAGATGGATTTAGTGGCACTTTAGGTAATAACATCAAATCTATTCCATTATTCAAACTGAAGGATTGTGTAATTGATGGATTGCAAGTGAATTACACTCCAGATGGAGGTTATGTAAATACGGATGATTTACTTGTTCCTGCATTAGAAATGCAGATGTCACTGAAAGAAATAGCAATTGTCACTGCTTCAGACGTAGACCAGGGTTACTAAAATGTCAAAGTACTTTTCATACATACCAAACATAAGAGTAGGAATACCTGAGCAAAATAATTCACTGAAGAATTATGTTGAGGTAAAGAACCTTTTTAGAAGAGTTAAATTTGCAGCTGCATCAGCAAGAAACTTAACTTATTTTGAGAAATATAGTATTCCTGGTGATGACAAACCTTACAATGTTTCATACACGATTTATGGAACACCTGATTATGAATGGATCATTTTGCTTTTAAATGATATTACCAATGTGTATACACAATGGCCTTTATCACAAAGAGAATTTGAAGCATATATGCATGAAAAATACATTTCAAGTGGAGTCAATGCAGAGTTGAATACTCATCATTGGGAAACTACTGAGGTCAAAAATCTAAAAGGTGATATTGTTGTTCCTGCAGGTATGATAGTAAATGAAGATTTTACAAAATTACTACCAAACGGAAATATCTTAGCAGGAGACCAAATAATAAACAGAGTCACCAATTATGAATACGAATATAGACTAAATGAATCGAAGAGAGATATTTACTTACCATACCCAGACACAATCTTCTCTGTCGTAATGAACTCCAATCATTACTACAATATTTCGAAAGTATTGATACTCAGTCTTCTACTAACATGACCAAGAATTCTGGCGACGAAGACTTCTACAACTTCAAGTATTTCAATCTAAGTATTACAAGATAATTGTAACAAAACTTAACAATTGTTACAAACAAAAAAATGGGGCGTTTTTGAAGCGCCCCATTGCTTTTTAATAGGTGATTTTGGTTTCAGTCCTCTTCAGCAAGACGAGCAAAGTAACTCAGGTCATCATCCTCATCTTCACTACCAAAGCTAGGAAGGGAAGGTGCTGCAGCAGCAACATTAGAACGGAAAGAACTCACTTCCTCACTCCAACTAGAAGGAGCAGAAGGAGCAGTTACGATTTCATCCTCTTCAGTCTCACGATCAACCGTGCGACGGGCAGGTGCCTTACTATTCAGTACAGCATTCAAACGTGCATCCAGTTCTTCAAAAGTCTTGAAGTTCTTCTCATCAGTAAACTCAGTCAGAGAGTATTCCTTCTTCCAGATTGCTTCTAGTTGATCATCACTGTAGTTACCAAGAGTGCCAGGACGAGAGAACTCAGACTTATCATAGTTCCAGTATCCATCCACCTTGCGGATCTTCACTTTGAAGTCTGCTCCTTGCCAGAAGTCGAAGGGGTTGATGGGGGTTTCATCTTTGAATTCTGGTTGCATTGCTGCCATAACTTTATCAAAGATTTTCTTGCCAAACTTATAGAGGAAGACTCGTCCTTCATTTTCTGGATGTGCTGGATCTTCCACAACATAGATGTTAGCATAGTAGCTCAGTTTGCGCTTTTGTTTACGTGCAATTTCCTTATCAGCATCACTACCACTGTTCCACAGTTGGCGATTCATTTCACCAACAGGATCCTTCTTGTTAAGAGTGGTCAGACTATTTTCAATGTACCAACCACCAGGACCTTGGAACGCATGACTCCAAACCTTTGCCCAAGGCAGATCCTCGCCCTCAGGGGCAGGAAGGAATCGAATAACTGCATAACCATTACCCGACTTGTCCATCTCAGGTTTCCAGAGGCGCTCATCGCCACTAGAACCAGACTCAGGATTAGAGATCTTCTCGACCTCTTTAGTCAGTTTCTCAAAAACAGAATTGGATTGTTTCTTGAGGGTTGCAAAAGACATTTGTATTTCTCCGTATTTGTTGTATTTGTTGGATTGTCCGTGTGTCATACCAACAAAGGTATGATACCCTATTTAGGCGTCCTTGTCAAGGGACCTGAGCACGTTGTCTAGGTACTGGTTCATGGAGTCAAGGGACTCTGACAGGGTGCTGTACCCAAACATATTTGTAATTAAATCGATACGATGCTTCATATCAGCAGCATCTTCATCTTCAGTAGAAGATAGTTGAAGTCTAGTATAAAAAAGTTTTTGTTTTTCAATAAGTTGTTTTGTCTTATTGATATGTTTAATTGCTTTATCTTTTGGCATCTCGCCAATTGCTTCTGCTGCTTTTTGCAGATCTACATAAGTGTCGTAAATTGATTGTAGTTGTTCCTGAACAATTTCAGAATTAAAAAAGCTCATACCTTTTCTCTAACCGTTTTTAACATGATTGACTTGTACCTCTTACAATCAATCCTTAGAAAGGGAGCATACTTTATTACTTGAGTTCTAACTTGTTTCCAAACTGGATCTGTTAACACTTTATCAAATTTTTTAACATATCCCAGGCAATTCTCAAAAATAATCAAGGTCTCTACACTGATCTCTTTCCTTAAATAGGACGTAAGAATAATTGGATGACGACCCCTTGAGCAAGTAAATAAATTGTCAAAGTTGTCTTCATAAGGGGAATCAATATTGTCTAATAGGATACATATTTCTTCCCTAAAAATATATAGGAAACTATCTTGTTTCTTTCTCCATTCCTTAAAAGTCGTTTCTCCTGATGGACGAATAATGTCCTTGATATATCCCTTGCTATCACTTACGAAGTTTGACACGAAATACTCTTGTATTCTATCACGTTCGTACTTAGATGCAAGTTTCTTAAAAAAATAAGCGTCATTTCGTTTATCGAATGACGCTTGACTTGCCCTAGTTTTTCCATTGAATCTAAAGTAATCGTAGTCATCTTTAGTGAAGTGAAGTTTAAGAGATAGATACATCTGATAAACTTCAAACCCAGTCATAGCGGTAAGATTCCCCTCGACGTTTTCTTCATATAGTTTAAACTTTGTGCTTGATACTTAATTTTTTCTTTCAATGGTTTTGATATTAGTTTAGATACGGTCTCTAACTCAATATCATTTTCATCGCAGTATGTTACAACTGCTTCAATGTAATTAACTAATCCATTAGATCTTTTAACAATCTTCTCAATATCTTCTGAGAATTTTGCTGCTGTGAGAAACTTATCTTTTTTGGAATCGTTATTACTACTCACTAATCCTACCTCTAGTAAAAGCATCGATATACTCCTTTAATAATGTAAAATAATAATCTAGATTGTATTTCACAATCACTTGGCATTCGCCTTCTTCTGTGGCAATAATAGTCACTATTTTCTTTGGTTGCAATCCAGTTCGTTCATAGAACATAACTGCATATGCAGTTTCCTGAACAAAATAATTTTCAATCCACTCTTCCTTCTTTTCCTTATCAGAAGTCTTAAAGTCAATTACAGCAAGTTCACCATCAAACTCGGCAATACAATCAACCCTACCAGCAACACGAAGGTAATCGGAGTAAAGAGCCCCTTCTAACACATGAATATTATTGATGCGATTAAGAGTAGGTTTAGCAACTTGAAAAAGCGTATAAGGAAGAGGTTTCTTTTTATGTTCTTCGAGAGACTCATTTTTTAAATAAGACTCAACGATACTATGAAAAGCAGTACCTCTTCCTGTCGCTCTTGCTGTCTTCCTATCAGCAACTTCAGCACCTACACGTTTTCTCCATTCCTTAAAGAATGTAGCCTTCTGAAAAGAAGTGATTGTAGTAATAGAAAAATACTGAACTCCTTCGGAAATAGGATAAACACGTTGACCGTCTTTATCAATTGATTCTATTTCGGGAAGTTGTACAGGAAGATCAACAAAATTAAACATCAGAAACCTAAATTCAATTTACTAATAATGTAGCTACGGACTAAACCAGAACGAACAATGTCATCAACACCAAACTCAATACAGCAAAACTCTTCCATGGTTTCTAGAATTTTCATAAAGTCAAGGACTCCATTTCTTTCATTTTGCTTAATTAAGTCTGACTGTGAAACATCACCAGAGAAAACAATTTTAGCGTCTTGACCAACTCTGGTAATCATTGAATCAAGTTCGTGGAAATTCAGGTTTGCAAATTCATCAACGATGATAATGCAGTTA